TATTGTGTATTTGACTCTGGTTGGTAGTGTTTAGAGTTATAACTTAAAACTATCAAATGTACCTCGTTAAGGCATTTACGGTACGCAAACTTTCCAATGCCTCGCTAGTCTCGGTAGGAATAGACGCATAGTTCGTCTCAATGTACTGAGCCTAGCACTTGAGCCTTGATCTGTCGGAGGGTGTACTAATTCCGGACAGCCCGGCGGATCTAGGGTCAAGCAACAAACGTGACCTAGGCTGAGATGAGGGGTCATCGATATACTAGTAATCTAGTTATGTTCTCTCTCAGTGCTTGACCAAACTTGTGGATTGTAATCTGTCCTATGACTTGTATTAAGTCTCTTGTAGTACGTATGGAGCATACAGTTAAGACAGCGCAACCACAGGACAAAGCCTTGTTGTAAGTTTACTGCTTTTTAAAAAATCAAAACTTTCCCCAGGTCCTGCAGGGTTGTGCAGGACAGCGCAACCACAAGCCACAAGCTCTTATTTTTTTTTTTCTTTGGGTGGGTCCCGCCCACAAGCTCTTCTCTAATTTTTTTTCTTTGGGTGGGTCCCGCCCACAAGCTCTCCTCTAGCCACCGCCATCCCCAACCACCTGCCAAGGATAAAGGATATTGTAGGATATGTCAAGAAGTTTATTTACTTATACACAAGAAAGATATCTTGTATTATGTCCCTTAATATCCTATATAAGAGATATAAACAAATAAAGGAGTACAAAATATGAGTCATTTTTATGGAGTAATATCAGACAGCGCAAGAAAAACGCAGCCCACGGCTCGAGGACATCACGGGATCACGGTCGAAGCTCAAAGCTTCCAGGGTAAAATTGTAACAACCTTGAGCAGAGAAAAAGACGGCGACGGTAATTGGGTTGATTATTATGAAGTGTGGAGATATCCACACCAAAGCAGCGGCGGGGATTCTATGCTGCTGGCTAAGGGTAAAATTAAAGAACCTACTGGAGCAACTTTTGATATCTTTGCTGGCGAGTAATTAAATAATCCTGAAAAAGGAACGAGGGTTGGGAGTATTCCCCTGGTCCTCAAGGAAGTAAAAAATAAGGGTGGGTCCCGCCCACAAGCACGCACCACAGGGCCAAGATCCGCGATCACAAGACCACAAGCCAAGGATCAAGGAACAGGCTAAAAAAAAAGGGTGGGTCCCGCCCACATGCTCTTCTCTGTTTAAATTTTTTCTAGAAATTTGAAGATTTGTTCTAGGCCCACGGCTACAGGTTCGGGAGAACCGGACAATAAATCTTGGATCTGGGATCCCCCATAAAGTTTTATGGACAAAGGACCGAGGGTCTTTTGCATGATGAAACTATTGCTTGGGTGCTTAATATGAAAGCCAATTTGATGCGGAGAGAAGCAAATTTTTTTAGCTAATTTTAGCTTTAATTCAATAGTGAAAAAGTGCCCAGAAGTATTATAAACCAATAGATCAGGAGTGCCATGTGCAGCACTATTTTCCAGGCGTGTAAATGATAATTTGCAATTATTTTTAATGTTGAACGATTTAATTTCATGCCAAAACTTAGTTTCTTTTTTAATCATTTTCAGGCTAAGTGATGCGCACTAAAGCTAATCAATTTTACCGATAACTTCACCCATATTCCATCTAGATTTATAGGTAGTTAGAATTAATCTATGGGTCTCTCGCACTCCAAATAATTTGTTTTCCATCAACTGAATCTTCTCGATGTCATACATTTGACCATCTGGCATGCAGATTTGAACTCTTGCTTCCTGGCCAATTGGGGACTTTACAAACTTATCCATCGCCATTCTTAGTGTCTTTCCTGTAACCATTATATCTTGAGTATATATCAAAACTATATTATATTGCAAGTATGGGCTTGCCAAAAAGACTAACAGAAAAACAAATTAAATTTGCTAATTTACTCATTGCTGAAGAAGGTAGAAAAACCGCAACAGAATGTGCAAAATCTGCAGGTTATGATGAGAACTCTGCTTATGTCTCTGCAAGCAAGCTCCAAAACCCTCTTCTGTATCCACTTGTTACTCAATACATTGGAAGACTCAGAGCAGAAAAAATAAAAAAATACGACATCACTTACGAAAGGCATATAGCTGAACTAGGTAAAATTAGAGATGAAGCTAGGGTTGCAAAAGCTTGGAGTGCTGCTGGAAATATGGAGATAGCCAGAGGTAAGGCTGCCGGGTTCCAAAATAATAATCATATCCATCTACATAAAGACTTAGATAAATTAGAAGAATCAGAGTTAGATAAGATATTAGAAAAAGCTTTAAAGACTTACAAACCTATCTTAGATGGTAAGGCAGAAGTTATAGAAGCTGAAGAAGTTAAAGAATAATTTTTTTAATCGACTGTATTACTGCGGTAGGGATTATACAAGTATTGCCAATCGTTTCAAAGGTAGGCTTATCCTTATTCAATATATAATCTGAGAATATTCTAGTAATGCCTTTAGTTTGGCTTAACAAATATCCCTTAGACACACAAATAGGTAAGGCTTCTTTTTTTAAATCTTTGGTATTACTCCAGCCCGCATCACCTTCGATATCAAACCATTTTATCTCTACAAATGGATAGGCAGAAATATCATCACCTAAAGATTTGGTATTGAGAGGAATAGTCTTTTTATTTTTAATTCTCTTTTTTGGCATACCTTTTTATAACACCTATAGGTTTTTTTTCTAGGCAACATTTTATCTAAAAAACTTTTCTTATGCGCGCGTACGGGGATGCTAGAAGTGTTGTTTTAAGCCATTTATTGTATTTTGTAACAGCTGTAACACGATTGTAACAGCGTTTTGTTACAAAAATATTNATTANAAGTGTTGGTATTAGCNAATAATANTGTTTTGAAAGTGATTGTAACCATTGTAACACTGTTTTGGAAATTGAAAAACAAAAAAACTTTTCTGGCAAATAAAGTCTATAGGGAATACTGTGCCTTATTCTTGACATAACTGTTGTATTTTTAACACAACTGTTGTATTTTTGTCACTATATAGCTTCGGGGTCACCATCATAATTCTTTAATTTATCTCCCAAATCATCTTCTTTTAAATTTTTAGCCCCTGGATAATCTTTTGCTTTACCCACATAGAAAATACCTTTGTTCCCTATTGTTTCCTGATTCGTTTCTGTTTTATTCCTAAATATCTCGTTGTAGTTGTGTCTGTAAAGATCTGTGGATATCCTGCTTTTACCATCCCAGTTTTTAGCTTTTTTTAAATTTTCATTAAATTTCTTTTTGCTCATTTTTTTTCTCCCCTCTCTGCATAATATTGCGTAACTCTTTTCCACCATAGCTTTGCGTACTCTCTAAACTCATCTCCTTCTACTCTAAACTCTTGATATACAAAATCTTTTGTACACATTAGAATGATTCCAAACTGTATATTGGTCCCATAGATTTGATTATGAGCGATAGCATATCCAGCCAATTGTAAGAAGTAATCCTCGATCCAAGCTTTTTGTTTAATTTTATTTGATTGTTTAAAGTCTATGATAGCTTCCTTACCTTCGTATATTCCAGCACCATCAGTGGCTCCTGCATACATATCAGGATAAAATAACGTTCCCTCACTACACCATAGTTCGTCTAACTTACCCTCTAATCCCTGGTCCACGATTATTTTTGCCATCTTCATGGCCTGTAATCCGGTCTCTGTCATATCCACGATAAACTTATCATTAAGATAATGTTCAAGAATATTGTGCATGGTAGTTCCTCTGTGGGCCGCGTCTTTAGTTATCTTCTCCGCCGCCTTATGACCTATCCTATCTCTCCAAGCACCCAGTGAGGCTTGTTTCTCAGGGGACTGTGTAGCACTTAGGATAGTAGTTACACTTGGTAATTTTTCCTCGCCTACTAAATAATGTCTCTTACCATCTATAATTTTTCTACTCGAAGTCGGGTAAAAGAATTTTTTTGTTTTCTTAATCATGTATTTTTTCCTTTCCTACTCTTATATAATTTTTCCAATCATCTGGGTTACTATCTCTTTTTTTATCATTACAGGCAACACAACAAAATATAATATTATCGGCTTCATAGGTAAGTCTAGGGTCCCATCTATCTATTGAGATATTTGTTTTGTGCTGACTTTTACGACCTACGTATCCTTTACCTCTAGTTCCCATTCTACTTATAAAAGTAAAAGGTTTCTCACAGTAACTACAAACTCTACCATTAGACTTTGGAAATTTTTCTTTCATCTTAATGATATGATTCATATACAAACGCCACATTTCTTTTTTATCCATAGACTCAGCTGGTTTATGTCCACCATTTTCCTCATAGGTAGGTTTAAACTTACTAGAGATACATCTAGTTACATAACCTCGTTCCGTGTTCATATAATTAAAATCCTTGACGAGTCTTCTAGGGTCATGTGGATTTTTATACCCCATCCTTCTCCAAACAAATTTTGTTTTGTCCTTGGTCCATGATCTCAAAGCCATATAACTTTAATACATCTCTAATGAGCTGCATATTATATTTAGGAAAGTCATCGAAAACAAATCTAGCAACAGGAGCCGTTCTGTTAGCAAACCAAATACACTCAGTCATTACATCTTTAGTCATGTGAGGACCATCGAAATGAACAAAAGAATATTTAGACTCAGTAAACTCATGGTCGTTCATGAAGTTTGTATCCGTGTCATTATACAATCTAAACTTTCCTTGATAAGAAACCATATCTTTTAAAAGCTGATCACGCATTTGATCTGTGTAATCGCATTGATAAGAATCTGTGTTGTCGTAGTGTTGGTATTTTAAATTGCCGTAAGGATCTATACCTACATGTAAATAAATATTTTTTAAATTATCCATCATGATTTTAGATCCCATACCTTCACGAACTCCAATCTCTGCTGTCATAAAACCTTGACAGTCAAAGTTCTTGGTCCATTTTTCTAGTAGATTGTATTCTGTGCTATCACCTTTAATCATTTTTTTTTATAATTAACAAAGAGTTCACTATTTTTTGTATTCAATGTATCATTATCTTCTGGTACTTTATTTCCATGTATTCTAATCTCATCTTTCCAAAACTCTACTTTTTCATCTAACTTACTCTCTAATTCTTTATCAAATGTTTTTATTTCTTTT